AACGACTAAAGGAACGGGCCTAAAAATCCAACTACTTTAGGAGTAAACCAATGAATACACTTCAACTCATTAAAAAGCAAATTGACAAGGCAGCAGCATTGCATGATGCTCAAATCAATGTCACAAAATACCGTGGTGTTGATTGCAAAGTGCATGAGGTTGGTGAGGAAACTCATGGAACCTTCTGCTATCGTGGTCGCACTTATGTAAAGTGATTGCAAATTAAACTGAATAGTGTTAACATGGGGGTCACACCCCCATTTTTTTATGGAAAAGGACAAACTTAAACTTATTGTTAGAAATCTTAAATTATTGGTGGATGCATTAGAGTCAGAGGTTTACTCTGATGTAAAAGCATACAATACAAACAAAACTAAATATGATGTCCCAATCTCAGACTATGATGAGGTATTCAACGATGATGATGGTTATCCAGACTGATCATGTATGAGGAATTAGATACTTTTGAAAGAGCCCTTCAACATTTTGGAACAAGAGTTGAGGTCTATACTTGCATGGAAATGGGTGGTAAGATTACAGCAGAAGAAGCTTACCAACTTATTAAAGCAGAAATCAAAGAACTCAAAAAAGTTAGAAAAGCAGAAAAGAAATGAAAGTACAACTTATCTCAGCAACTCCTGATGCAGAGAAGCACATAGCTTATTGTGCAAGGGTAAGCAATCCTTCTAATCAGGGAAATGATTCCTTTGAAGGTCTCATTAAATACTGTATTAAGCATAAACATTGGAGTATTTTTGAGCAAGCATTCTTGACTCTAGAAATTGAAACTTCTAGGGCAATAGCGGCTCAAGTGCTGCGTCATAGGAGCTTCACATTTCAAGAATTTTCACAAAGATATGCTGATTCATCTCTGTTGATGGATAAAATCCCTCTTCCAGAGTTGAGACGTCAGGACAATAAGAATCGTCAAAATTCAACTGATGATCTTGATCCTTTTGTTCGTCAGAATCTTGAGTTGCAAATGCAGACTTTATTTGATTCTTCAATGGCACTGTATCAACAGATGCTTGAAAGAGGTGTGGCAAAGGAGTGTGCTCGTATGGTGCTTCCTTTGGCAGTTCCGACAAGAATGTACATGACAGGTTCAGTGCGATCATGGATCCATTACATTGATCTGAGATCTGCTAATGGAACACAAAAAGAACACATGAATATCGCTAATGCTTGTAAGGATGTGTTTAAGGAACAATTCCCAACAATTTCTCAAGCATTAGATTGGTAATAAATATTAACACTAGGAGGAGGCTCATGCCCACATACCCTGTAATTAATTTAAAAACTGGAGAGAAACAAACACTCTCCATGACTATGAGTAACTATGATGCATGGAGACAGGAAAACCCTGATTGGGATAAAGACTGGCAAGCAGGTGTTGCTGGTGTTGGCGAAGTAGGTGAGTGGCAAGAGAAACTTGTCAAGAAAAACCCAGGTTGGAATGATGTCTTACATAAGGTATCAAAGGCACCAGGTTCAAGAGTAAAAAAATTCACCTAAAAAAAATTTATGCCAGCTAAAAGAAACAAAGGTGCTTCAGGAATTGGCAGCACTAATCCAGTTCCATTTGGTATGAGTAACAGGCAAATGAAAAGAAAGAAACCTATCAATCTTGATTATACAAAAAAGATTGAACCATTAACAGACAATCAAGAGAGGTTCTTTCAGTCATATGCTGATGATAAAAACATGGTGGCATATGGGTGTGCTGGAACAGGAAAGACCTTCATCACCCTCTACAATGCTCTACAAGAGGTCTTAGATGTAAATTCACCATATCATAAGATTTACATTGTTAGGTCCCTTGTACCAACTAGAGAGATTGGTTTCTTGCCTGGCGACCATGAGGATAAATCTGATATCTATCAGATCCCCTATAAGAACATGGTTAAGTACATGTTTGAAATGCCTGATGACAATTCCTTTGAAATGTTGTACAATAACTTGAAGGCACAAGGAACTATTAGTTTTTGGAGCACATCATACATTAGAGGAACAACATTTGATAATGCTATTTTGATTGTTGATGAATTTCAAAATCTAAATTTCCATGAACTTGATTCAATAATTACTAGAGTTGGTGAAAGTTCTAAAATTATGTTCTGTGGTGATGCTACACAAACTGATCTTGTCAAAATGACTGAAAAAAATGGTATTATTGATTTTATGAGAATCTTAGGTAACATGCCTTCCTTTGATACCATTGAATTCCAAGCAGAAGACATTTGTAGAAGTGGATTTGTTAGGGAATATATAACTGCAAAACTTGAACTAGGACTGTAATGTTTAACCATATTGAAGTTGATTACCCAACACTTAGTAGACAAATGATTGATGGGGTTAGATATTATGATACTCCTGATGGTCAAAAATTAGTTTCTATCACCTCAATTATTAGTCATATCAATCGTGAAATCTTCAGAGAGTGGAGAGCAAGGGTTGGTAATGAAGAGGCAAATAAGATTACTAAACAATCAACTAGTCGTGGCACAGATATGCACACATTGGTTGAGCACTATATAAAGAATCAACAACTACCAACAGTTCAACCACTTTCTGAGATGTTATTCAAGCAGGCAAAACCTGACTTGAACAAAATTGATAATATTCATGCCATTGAACAAGCATTGTTTAGTAAAGAATTGGGTGTTGCAGGTAGTGTAGATTGTATTGCTGAGTTTGAAGGAGAACTTTCAATCATTGATTTCAAAACCAGCAAGAAACCAAAACCCAGAAATTGGATTGATCATTATTTTGTACAATGTGCAGCATACGCTTGCATGTTATATGAGATGACTGGTATAATGGTAAAGAAATTTGTCATCATTATGTCATGTGAAAATGGTGAAGTAAAAGTTTATGAAGAGTATGACAAAAGAAAGTACATTAACATGCTCGCAGATTACATTAGCGAGTTTGTTGAGTTTAAATTGCAAAATGCCTGAACCAACTGTAAGCGAACTTATTGAGAAGAAATTCTATTCCTCAAAGAAGTTCAGTGAAGAGATAGAGAAGATTGTTCTCAATAATAGGGACATGAAATATATTGATGCTATTGTTTTTTTCTGTGAACAAAATAGCATTGATGTTGAATCAGTTCCTAAATTGGTATCAAAACCATTGAAGGAGAAACTAAAAGCAGAAGCAATGGAGTTGAATTTGCTGAAGAGAACTTCACGTGCTAAACTCCCACTATGATTTCCACCAAAGAACTTAGGCATCATCGCATGTTAGCAGCAATCAGGGAGAACAACATCCCTGAGCATGATCTTAAGTATCTTGGTTTAGAAGATGGTGAACACATGTATCTCATTGCTAATGAGCATAGAGTAAAACTTGATGACATTATTGATTTTGAAGAAGTAGATGATCAAAGTGACACCTTTTGATGCTTACAAATCCTACCTTGGATTGAAAAACCATTTTACAAAACCAAAGTATGACTATCACAGATATGGTGGTAAATCTCGTGCAACCATACAAAGTTTTTACAAAAGAAGGGATAGATACTTTTTTGAAAAACTGAGCAGACAGAAAACAGATGATGAAGTAGTTGAGTTTTTTGTCTCTAATTTTATCTCTTGTGACAACCCTCAGTCATTGTGGATTGGTGATATTGTAAGAAATGGTGAGGGAAATTATACAAGTTGGAAGAAAAGAATGCAGTCCATGTCTTACCTTTTTAAGGAACAAATGGAGACATTATTTTCTGATAGAAAGTTTGATGATGTATTTAAAATTGAAGGAACAAAGCATCCTATTATTTTGAAAGAACTACTGCAAGATAATATTTCAATTGAAGCTTTTATTGTTCTTGAAAAAATTCTTGGATTTAAAAAAGATTTTGACAAGAGGTTAGATGATCCAGTGTGGGAATTTGTTTCCATGAGGACTGACAAATATATTTCTTTCCTAGATATTAATGTATTTCATTATAAAAAAATTCTTAAACAGGTAGTAGGGCTATGAGTTTCTTTGATTCAGAATTTGTACAAGAGGAGATGGAAGAAATTTCAAATCTCCAAGACAAAATTTATAAATCTGTATTTAATTTTCCTTCAATGGGCAAGGAGGATAAGTTAGAGCACATTGAAATGTTAGAGAATCTACTTGCAAAACAAAAGATCCTTTATACAAGGATGACTCTTTCTGATGATCCAAAAGCAATTAAAATGAGAGAGGAAATCATCAGTCAAGCACAAAAATTAGGTTTCCCACCTAATGTTGATCTTGCCTATGTTTTTTCTAACATGGAAAAAATTATTGGCACTATGAAAATGTCACTTGACAACTCACCTACATAGGTTAGACTAGAGGCTGCCTGATCCTCTACCAAGCTAAAGGACACAGACCAAATACAACTAATA